TCTTCCCGTCTCTCCCCGATGCAGTCGGAGCCAATGCTGGACAGTCCTTTCACAGTCCGACCTAATCCCATTCCATGACGACTAAGCCTAAAAAGACCCAACCGCTACGAGGGGCAACCAAGCCGAGGGTTCATAGCCCACTTCTTAAAGGCAAGACCAGAGCTAATGAAGTAATCGAGATGGTCGAGCGTCTAAAGATGGATAAGCTCATGCCATATCAGGAGTTTATCCTCAAAGACATGATGATGGTGGATAAAAAGAATAATTACAGACGCAAGACAAGTCTGCTGCTCATAAGTCGCCAAAATGGTAAATCTCACTTAGGCAGGGTGCGTGTTATTTGGGGCATGTTCTATGGAGACGAAAAGAAGATAATTATCATGTCTGCTAATAGAGCTACATCGCTCATGCTCTTTCGAGAGATTGCATGGATCATAGAATCAACACCAGAGCTAAAGGCCATGACTAAGGTAATTAGGTATGCCAATGGCGGGGAAAGAATAGAGCTGCTTAACGGAGCCACTCTCGATGTAATCAGCGATAACTCGTCCTCTCCCAGAGGTCGCACTGCTGACTTCTTATGGATCGATGAAATCCGCGAAATCTCAGAAGACGGGTATAAAGCAGCAGTACCAGTCACACGCGCCCGCGCTAACGCCCAGACATTTTTAACATCGAATGCGGGTGATGTTTTCAGCAGTGTGCTTAATTCGCTTGTCGAACGCGCCAAGGAGTATCCACCAGAGACTTTTGGCTATTATGAGTATTCTGCTCCGCAGTATTGCAAGATAGACATAACACTAGATTCCTTTTGGCGAGATGCAGTAGTTCCTAGCAATCCTGCTCTGGGGTACATAATTACTAAAGAGTCGATTGAAGAAGCAATCGCTACAGCTTCTACAGAAACCACCAGAACTGAGACGCTTTGCCAATTCGTAGATTCTTTACAATCACCTTGGCCTTTTGGCATTCTTGAGGATACGAGCGATAACACGCTAGAAATTGCTGTTGGGGCTTATACTATATTTGGTTTCGATGTCAGTCCTTCGAGAAGGAACGCATCTTTAGTCGCTGGACAATTACTTCCAGATGGAAGGATTGGCATTGGAATCATGCAGACTTGGAGTTCTCAGGTCGCAGTAGATGATCTAAAGATTGCAGCTGAGATTAAAGGCTGGTGCGATTTGTTTCATCCGCGAATGGTCTGTTATGACAAGTACGCGACTCAATCCATAGCCGATAGATTAAAGCAGGCTGGAGTTATGACCGAGGATGTCTCAGGCCAGCAGTTCTATCAAGCCTGTGGAGATTTGCTCACTGGATTGGTGACGCATAAGGTCGTTCATAATGGGCAAGCGGAACTTATTCAACAAATGAATAACTGTGCAGCCAAAGTCAATGACTCAGCTTGGCGTATCGTAAAAAGGCGCAGTTCTGGCGATATTAGCGCGCCTATCGGAATTGCAATGGTCGTAAGCAAGTTAATGCTTCCAGCACCTAAGCCTCAGATTTATAGTTAGACACGCACTAGCATATTGTCTAATCTCTTGACAAATGCTACAATTTCTGTCTATGGGTATCTTCTCGCGTAAGCCTCAAATCTTGGAAGCGCAAAACGCTCCACAAATTATGTCCGAGTCTTATTTGACTTATGGCAATTACTTCCCAGTTATGGTCACTCGCGCCCAAGCTCTCTCAGTACCCAGCATTAAAAGATGCCGCGATCTAATCTGTGGCACTATTGCAAGTATCCCTTTAGAGTATTACAAAAAATCTACAGGTGAAATGATTTCTCCACCAAGATGGATTGAGCAACCATCTAAAGCTCAACCACGATTTGAGACCCTTTATTTTACGCTTGATTCGTTATTGATGTACGGGGTCAGTTACTGGCAGATTACCGAGACTTATCTTGAAGATAACAGAATGGCTAACGCTAATTGGGTTGCTAACAATCGCGTAACATTCAATACAGATTCTGTTAATAATTTTGTGACACAGTATTATTTAGATGGCGTTCCGTTACCGATGTCGGGTTTAGGCTCTTTAATTACTTTTCAAAAAGATGAAGGCATCCTTGCTGTTGGTGGTTCTACTATCAAAGCTGCACTTGATGCACAAAGAGCTGCAAGCGTAGCTCTGGAAACGCCCAGCGCGACTGGGTTCCTAAAAAACTCGGGGGCTGATCTTCCACCTAATGAAGTTACTGGATTACTAGCTGCATGGAAGCGCGCCCGCCAAAATAATGGCACTGCATACCTAACTGCAACTCTTGATTATCAAACTACAGGATTTAGTCCTAAGGACATGGCTTACCAAGATGCAATTCAAGGATTAGCGACTGAATGCGCCAGACTCTGTTCTGTTGATCCATATTATGTGTCTGCTTCAATGAACACAACTATGACCTATGCCAATGTCCAAGACGAGAGAAAACAAATGGTGGCTTTCACTTTGCAGCCTTATGTTTCTGCCATTGAGTCTAGACTCAGCATGGATGATGTCAGCACTGCTGGACATTATGTCAAGTTTAGTTTAGACGACTCATTCTTGCGTACAGAACCAATGGAAAGATTGCTAGTGCTAGAAAAGATGTTAGCACTTGGTTTAATTACAACAGAACAAGCAATGCAAATGGAAGACCTATCACCTAACGGGAATGGCAGCTAATGGAAACTCTATACATCGAAGCATCCTCAATCGAATGCTCAGAAGAACGCAGAGAAATCTCTGGAAAGATTGTGCCACTTGGTACTGGTGAAATCGGCCATACTAATCTTGGTGCATATACCTTTGCAGCTAACTCAATTGAGATTGCAGACCCATCTAAGATTAAGTTGCTATCACAGCACGATCTAAAAAAGCCAATTGGTCGCATGACTGCTTCAGAGACTCGCGCAGATGGTATCTATGCAACCTTTAAGTTAAGTCGCTCCTCAGGCGGTAATGACGCACTTATTATGGCGCAAGAAGGATTAGTTACGGGATTGAGTATCGGGGCAGAAATCCTTGCATCTCAACCATCCAAAGATGGACACACAGTTGTTTCATCGGCTCGTCTAAAAGAAGTTTCTCTAGTAACTGTTCCCGCATTTGCGTCTTCAGAAATACTAGAGATCGCAGCAGAGGAAGTAATCCCTGTTGAAGAAAACCCACAAACAGAAAGCGAGACAGCTGTGGAGAACACTCCAGAGACAGTTGCAGCACCAGTAGAGGCAGCAGCAGTTGAAGCTGCTCGTCCTACAGTTAGCGCAATGTATTACACAAACCCACGCATTAACCTCAATGTCACAGCAGGCGAATATGCTAAGGCACAACTAAACGCATCACGCGGTGATGCAGATGCTCGCGAACTAATGGCAGCTCTACAGGTTGCAACAGTCGCAGAGAACACAGGTATGGTTCCACCAACATACCTAAAGGATGTAATCGGTATTATTGATTCATCTCGCCCTTTCATTGATAGCATCGAGCGCGCTGCACTTCCAGCAAGCGGAATGAAAATCTTTACTCCTAAGCTAGGAACTCAGGCAACAGTTGCATTAACTGCTGAAGGTGCTGAGTTTTCATCTACAGACACTACAGTTACCTTCCAAGAAGATAATGTTGTCAAATTCGCTGGAGCTGGAAAGCTCGACTTGGAACTCGTTGATCGCTCAGACCCAAGCTTCCTTGACCTGTATCTCCGTGAGTTGGCTGCAAGCTACGCACAGAAGACAGATGCATACGCAGCAACTATTGCTGCTGATGGTGCTGACAGTTCAACTGGCGCAACCATCTACAAGTCTATTGCTGATGGAATTGCAGATTCCTATGGTGTAATGCGATTTACACCAAATCGTTTAATGGTTGCACCATCAGGCGGTTATGTAAATATCGATTATGCAAATCTACTTGGTGCTGTTGATGGAAGCGGCAGACCACTATTCGCTGCTGCTGTTGTTCAGAACGCTGCTGGTTTAATTTCTCAAGGCTCAACTCAGGGAACTGTTGCTGGACTTGATTTAGTGGTTGATCCTAACTACACAGGCAACACAGGTAACGCTAAGGTCGCTCTTGTTTATCCATCAGCTGCAATGCGATTCCACGAATCAGGCACACTCCAGATTCGTGCAAATGTAGTTGCAAATGGTCAGCTTGAAATTGGCATCTACGGATATGTTGCAGTAGTTAATCGCTACCCAACAGCATTCCGCAAGCTAGACATCGCGTAATCCAGTAACACTCTAAGTCGCTCTGGGGAGTAGTAGCCCTCTACTCCCCAGAGTCTTAAGAAAGGAATGGCAATGGCACTTACAACAGTCAGCGAATTACGCACCACTTTGGGTGTCGGCACGCTATACACTGATGCTGTTCTTCAAGAAGTTTGTGACGCATCGGATGCAGTCTTGCTTCCAATGCTTTGGCAGAATGAGATTTACAATACTTATCAAAGCATTGCAGGCAATGTAGGTACATTGTATTTTGAACAAAACATTTCAGATTATTTCTTTGTAGGTCAGAGCGTAACTGTCAGTCGTAATGGCAGTCCATATAACGGCGCTAAAACTATTACTGCTATTAGCACTAATTCTATTTCTTTTGCTGCTGTAGGTGCAGATCAGAACACACACGC